AATCAATAGCAGACGCAAGTATCCAAGTAACCGACAGAGAGCCTACCAACCCAAGAAAGGGCATGGTGCGTTACGCTGTATCACCTTGGGAACCAATAGGATCAGGCGTATCTAAACTTGTTGTCTACAATGGCACAGCTTGGGTAGCCGTATAAAAATGTAAAGGAATATATTATGCCGTGGGGACAAATTGCTGGAGCTGTTATAGGCGCAGGGGCTAGTTATCTAGGTTCAAAGAAACAGAAAGAAGCACAGGATGCGGCTAATGCGGCTAACATGGCTTCTTTTAACCAGTACAAGCCATACGTGGACAACAACCTAAAAGGTGGTGAAGGTGCACTTAATAATGTTTTAGAAGCTGGAAACTACCAAGGCAACACTTACGCTGGTGCTAACGACTTTCAACTAAACACAGCTAATACTATGGGCAACTATGGTACTAATATGATGAACAGTGGTAACGCCATGATGGGCAATACAGCTGGCTTTGGTAACAATGCAAACTCATTGTACGGACAGTATCAAGGTATGGCAGATGCGGCACAGCAAGACAGACTTAGTAATGCTATGAACTACGCATCAGCAAACTCTGGCTCTTTAGTAGACGCGGCAATGCGTGATGATCGCCGTAACCTACAAGAGAACACTTTGACTGGCATAGACTTGGCGGCATCAGGTTCTAACAACATGAACTCTAGTCGCGCTGGTATAGCGGAAGCAGTAGCTAACCGAGCATATGACGACAGACGTGCTGATGTAGCTACAAACATCCAGAATAGTCTTATAGATCGCAGTCTAAACCAACAGGCACAACAGTTCCGTGACCAAGGTTCTGCATTGCAAGGTGCTGGACAGGCAAACACAAACCTCATGAGTGCTTATGGTATGGGCATGGATACATTAGGAACAGGTGCTAACTTTGGTATGAACGCTGGTAACTCCTTACAAGGATTCAATCAAGCACAGCTGAATGACCAGAAGCAAAGATTTGAAGACCAACGTGACTTCGAACTTGAGAAACGTATGCAGTATCAGTCTGGTATGCTAGGCAAGGCTCCAGATACAAACAACACATATCAAGCTAATATGTATGACCCAATGGCCGCGGCAATAGGCGGTGGTATGCAAGGATTTGGATATGCAAGTAAGTACATGCCGCAAGGCGGCCAACAACAAGGTACAGGGTCTTTCTATAGAGGCAGTACACCCAACCCACATACGAGATAAAGGAGGTTTCTAATGCCAGCCGCAGTAAGACGACCCGTTCTATCGCAGAACTATCCTAACTACATGCCTCCTATGGCTCCAGCTTTAAATACAGAGCCTACTAAAGAGCCTACTAAAAAGAAGTCTAACCTTGTGCCTGTAGTCGTTAATGAAGGAACAAGTATGGCCTACACAGTCATGCTAGACCCAGAAAACAATAGCGTACACTCAGATGGCTCTGACGTATCTAACATGATGTTAAACAATGTTGATGCAGAGAAAATAGCCCTAGAAGCCGCAAATCAGCAATACAGACAGAATACAGTTGTTGACCCATATCAAGATGCTGAAAAAGACATGCGTGTCGCTAATGATAAATTTAACCTTGCAGTACAGAAAGAACTACCAGCTGGTGGTTATCTTGAAGAGTTTACAGACGCTCAAGATGAAGCCACAGCTATATTAGATCAAGAGGTTAAACCAAATGTTATTGATGGTGTGCTTAATAAAACCAACACCTTCAGACAAGCACCACATGCACTAGAAGCACTTGAGGCTAAAAATCCATATGAACAACTTGAGAACAAGACTTTTTCTGAAGTAGAGTCTATATTTAATGCCCCGACAGAAGACAAACCTATACTTAAAAATAACCAGTATGACCCTGTAGATGACATGGTAGCTGGTGAAAACCTATTCGCATATAATAACGACCCTGACCCTGTTCTTACAGACAAGGGTAATCCTAAAGCCAATGATAAAGGTGTCTTAGATACTACATCATCTAATGATCGCAAAGGTAGCGCAGTGTCTGCAAACGCCCGTGGCTCTATGATGCCATTTGCTAAGATTGACAGAAACGAGGCATTAATCCGTATCGGTGGTGCTATGGTCGGTGGTTCATCACAAGGTTACACTGGTGCAATGAAAGCCGCGACAGCTGAATATGGTAACATTCAAGATGCTAACAGGCTTGCAGAGACTAACGCATTTAATAAAGCAGAAGCAACAAGACTTGCTGAAGAACGCATAGCGGCTTTGAAGGCTAAAGGTAGTTCTAAAACAACCGACAAAGACAAAGAAACTTTTAATAACGTAAGTTCACAGCTGAACTCTTTCCAATCTGGTTTAGATGCAATAGCACAAAGTAAAGCTGAAGGTGGAAACCTAACAGGTGTCGGTGGTATCTTTAAATCATTTATTGACAACTATACTGGTAGTCCAGACGCGGCTAGACGACTATTGTTAAGCAGACTTAAAGTTGATGATGCCTTACTCAGAGTTGCAGAGACAAAGGGTGCCATTTCTAACAAAGAGATGGACTTATTCTTACAGCCAGCACCAAAGAACTTCCAAGATGAGAAGATTTGGGTGGACTGGATTAACGAAAGAATGGTTGCGTTACGGAACGTACAAAACAGACTAAATGGCAATGTAGTCATTAACGAGTCTGAGCAGTCCTATAGATATAGAGCACCTACTTCCAGAAACACAACAATATCAAAAGAAAGCCAGAGTTGGCTTGATAGCTAATAGAGGTAACTAATGGCTGATTATACTGTAGAAGATTACAAAGTAGCGGCAAGAAAAGCTATTGCTGGCGGCGACATTGCTTCAGCAAACGAATTGATTGCGGCTGGTCAGGCCTTGGAAGCTGAAACCAAAAAGACAGCTGAAGTTGACACCTCAGTTAGTGGCGCGGCTAAATTTGGATACGATAATGCAGGAAAACTTATAGGTCAGGGTATCCAAAGTGTTGGTGAACTGACAGGAAAAGAAGGTATTGAGAACTATGGTCAAGAAATGGCTGAACGCAATGAACGTGAAATTGCGGAAGCGAACTACCAGCGTCCAGAAGGTGCTGATGGCATTGTTAAGAACCTACGCGAAGGCGACTTTGCAAATGCTGGTAAATCTTTACTCTACGGATCAGCGGAAGCCGCCCCACAGGTACTAGCTGGTACAGCGGCATCTATAGGTGCTGGTGTTGCGCTTACTTCTGCACCGATTGTCGGTACAACTATCGCTGTCGGCGGTACAGTCTATGGTACTTTAAGTGCACTAGGCGAAACACGCGACGAGCATGAAGAAAAAGGCATAGATACAACTGCAACCATGCAAGACTTGGGTGCGGCTATAACTTCTGGCCTCATAGAGCTACTGCCCGTCAAAGGCGGTGGCTACACTGTGAAAATACTCAAAGAAGGCATACAGGAAGCTGGTCAAGAAGCCACAATTATAGGTAACACCGCTATAAAAGGTGGTGAGTATGTAGCTGATGAAGTCTTTAATCGCATGGGTGACGCTGGGCTTATTGGTTCTACACTAAGTGGAGCCGCTAACACAGCTATATCGACTGTGTCTAAGACTGGTGAAATTGTATTCAAGCCAAGGCAAGAACTAGACCCAGAAGTTGACCAAGCGGCTGGCGATGTTTCTCGTATGATCAAAGAAATATCAGAAGACAGTGGTTATAACCTTAAAGACATCGACCCCTCTTCGCTAAAAGGAGCTAACCAGACACTTACAAGTGTTAGAGGTAAAATAGCCGATGAAGTTAAGAGTGCTGGTGATAAGATTAAATTACAGATTGTAAAAGACTTAGACAGTATTGAACAGAAAAGATTCCAAAGAATAATTAATACTTCAAACCTTAAAGTCGGGGGTAACGTAACACCAGCTGACATACAGTTTGTAAAAGACATCGCTGGATCAACAGAAGTTGGTCAAAAGATGGTGAATGGGCTCTATAAGTCTAATGTACTTACAGAACTTTACGCATCTGGTCTCAAAGGCGGCTTCTCTAAGTTTACTGATGTATTCAACCCTATCAACAATGTTGGCAAAGGTTACAACCCAGCGCGAGATGTTGCTGGTATGTTAAACTTTGGTGCTATTGCTGGAACAGGTGGTGCATCTCTAGCAACACAGATACCTTTAGTTGCTGGTGGACGTGCAATAGATGCAGTCACAGGCCGTAGGTCTAAAGTGAACCGCTTTGTCAAAAAGAATATTAAGAAAAGTGGACTTAATGCACCTACAGGAACAAGCCTACCTTTAAACAAAGCCCAGCAAGCACAGGCCAATAAAAAGGCCAAAGATGCTATTAACAAGGCAATGAAGAAAGCGGCAAAAGCTAAAGCAGATGCAGAAAAGCAAGCATTGTTTGTCAAAATGTATGAGGAAGGCCAACACCCTAATCCAGAGTCACCTAGAGGCATTGCACACACAGGACTACGTGAAATTGGCAACCTTGGTGATATGACACCAGCACAAATAGATGCTGAAATCTTACGGGTCTTAAACAGGCGACTTGCAAAAGAATCAGATGCTAGTGTTCGTAAGGCTCTCAATGCTTACAAGTCACACTTAAAGACTGGTAAGATGCCAGACAATGACCAAACACTATCTTATACTGTCGGTGTAATTAAAGGTGGCTTTAAGTTTCCAAAAATTGATCCAGCTGCACCTACGTCACCAGTAGTACCTACACCCCCTGCACCTTTGCAAAATAGTCCAGCGGTACAACAGGGTATTGATGACAACAGAAAGTTTGTTCAAAATTTAAAAAACAAACTAGCTTCCGATCTTACTGTTAGCGACGGAGACAGGGCTGTACTAAATGACTCATTAGATGAGTATGGGCTTAGTTTAGGTAGTAACCCAGAACAGGCATCATTAGAAATTACTTTTAGGGCTAGAAAAGCATTAGATAATCGGCAACTTGTAGAAAAGTATTTAATGCCGTATCATCAAAGGGTTTTACAACAGCAAGCAGAGATAAAGGTAAAAGGTAAGAAGAATGCCCCAACCAAAACTACCGCCACACCTCAAGAAACTCCTCAACCAAGTGGACAAGGAACTGCTAGTGGACAAACAGCCGTACAAGGAACTGGAGAAGCTAAACCCACTCAATTGGCCTCATCTGGTGTACTCGCAACAACCACCCAAGAAACACCAAAAGTAAAAAAGGTCACAGTAAAAGCCGTTAAGGATATAATACCTGATGCTGAAGCAATAATACAAATCGGTAAAAAGGGTACAAAGTACGAAAACGGAATACAGGACGTTGATACTGCTTTAGAGGTGGCTAATCTTCTAGGCATCACAGCACAGATGATGCCAAGCAGTGCGGCCTTAATAAAAGCTGGAGGGTTAGACCCAGAGGATCACGCTGGGACTGCCGCTTTACATCAGTGGCACCCAAGCAGAAAAGGTTTCAATAGTACAGTATTTGCAATCAAATCAGGTGGACTTTTTCAAGGTAAGAAAACTACTAAAATTGATTCATTGATGTCGTTGTTACATGAAATGGGTCATGCTCTCACACAGGGCAACATGGATGGCAAAGGTGAATACGGCATAGCACAAGTCCAAAATCCGTTCAGTGGTAATATGGATAATGTTGGAGCCAATAGTTATAACAAATCTGTTATGAAGCCAATCCTTGAGGGTAAAGGTAAGAACCACCCAGCAATCAAGGAGATACATGCATTCCAAGAAGCTGGGAAAGCATATACACAAAGCGATCCAAATAGTACAATTGAACCTAGAGAAATACGAAGGCTGTTAGAAGAAATATCAACTGCTGAAGCAAACAAAAGTATATTTACAGCAGAGCAAAAAAAACAACAGCTAAAGTCTACTCGCGCCTATACTAATATCACAGCTGAGTTATCTGTTGATCCTATGTGGCTGTACTTAATGAACCCAAAACTTGCCAAAGAACTAATGCCTGTCAACACAAAGTTAATACAAAAAGAGTTTGATAAAGCAAACAATGGTAAGATTAAGTTCTACGGACATCCTCTTGCAACAGTATTAGCCATAGTCACAGCAATGGTTGCGATGAACTCTGGCGAGGACGAAGAGCCGAATGAAGGCATACTCAGTCCGCAAGATGGCATCCTATCAGCATAACAACATACAGCCCCAGCAATGGGGCTTTATTATTTCAAGGACACTAGGAGAGCACAATGGGAGCACCAAAGGAACCAAGAAAGAAGTCACCAAAGAAGGAACTAACGCACCCAAAGAAGGCTCGAAAGGGCAAAGATAATTATTTCTCAAAACTAATGCAAACTGAGGAAGGAAGAGCACTACGAAAGCAGTGGTCAACCAAAAAACGTAAGAACGGAGGAAGGCCAGTAGGCACTCCAGATGGCTACACGTTAGAGGCCATCACCCCCATCCGAAAACAAGCACAGAAAGACGCTGAAAGGATTGTGGCTATTATGGCTAAAGAAAATAATATTGATGACGAATATGCGGTAGAGGCTCTTAAAACAGCTGTCGAGATCATGCGCGAACCAGCGCAGAACCGAGACAAACTAACAGCCGCAAGAATGGTCTTAGACTTTACTAAGACAAAACCAGTTTCAAAGAGCGAAGTCACTGTTGGTAAAGCAGAAGCCTTCTTGGAGTCGCTTTTAGTAAGTGAACCAGAGGAAGAGCAAACTGACGATGGAAAAGAAACTTAAAGAAGTACGCCGCAAACTATATGACGAATTTGACTTTTACTCTAAGTCAGCACTCAAGATCAGAACCAAAGATGGAGACATCAAGCCCCTCAAGCTAAAGCCAGCACAGACTATACTACAAGAAGCTGTAGATAAGCAGATGGCTACTGAAGGTAAGGTTCGCATCATAATCTTGAAGGCTAGACAGCAAGGTCTATCAACTTATGTAGGCGGCTATCTTTACTTTAATGTTTCCCAGCGCAAAGCATGTAAAGCAATGGTGGTCACACACCATTCTGACAGTACAAGAGCACTGTTTGACATGACTAAACGCTACCATGAGAACTGCCCAGAGCTACTCAAGCCACATACAAAGTATTCATCTCGACGAGAGTTGACCTTTGATGTTCTTGATAGTTCTTACGTGGTTGCTACAGCTGGTGGTGAGAGCATTGGACGTGGTGAGACACTTACACATGTTCACGCATCAGAACTTGCCTTCTGGCAGAAATCAACTGCCCTAGAGAACTGGAATGGTATGACGCAAGCCGTACCTAACAAGAAAGGCACAGCTGTATTCGTTGAGAGCACAGCTAATGGTGTCTCTGGTATATTCTATGATCTATGGAAAGGTGCAGTAGATGGCTCTAATGGCTACATCCCTGTGTTTATTCCTTGGTATGTAGACCCAGAGTATCGTGAGCCTGTACCTGAGAATTTTAAGATAACTCCAGAGGAAGAGGACTTATCTAAGAAATACGACCTAGACAACGAACAGCTGATGTTTCGTCGGCGAAAGATTGCCCAGAACGGCATCGACTTGTTTAAACAGGAATATCCAGCGGAGCCCGAAGAGGCTTTCTTAACCACTGGGCGTCCTGTGTTTAACCCAGAGTCATTGCAAGATGACCTAAAGACATCGAGAGATGTTGAAGCACGTCTGGCACTAGAAGGTGAAGACTGGCTTGATAACATGCGTGGAGAACTAACACTCTATCGCAAACTAGATGATGGCGAGAAGTACACCATAGGAGCAGACGTTGCTATGGGTGTCCGTGGTGGTGACTGGTCAGTTGCCCAAGTTCTCGACAGCAAGAAACGACAGGTGGCAACCTATCGTGCACAAGTTCATCCTGATTACTTTGCTACTGTCCTCTATAAGCTAGGTGAGTTCTTTAACTTTGCCTACATAATTGTAGAAAACAACAGTCATGGTATTCTTACATGTACCCGTCTTGGAAAAGACATGGCCTACCCTAACTTCTACACAGAAATACAGGTAGACAAACTGACTGACAAAGAAACAGTTAAGTTAGGCTTCACTACTACATCCAAGACAAAACCTCTGATCATTGATGAACTCAGAGCCTCAGTTCGAGAGGGTAAGATCGAACTAAACGATAAAGTCACTATTCGGGAAATGCTAACATACATCGTAACACAAAGCGGTGGGATGGAGGCAGAGTCAGGATGCTTTGATGACTGTGTCATGAGTTTAGCCCTAGCCAATCATATTCATGAAGGTGCTTGGGAGCCCATAGATGCAGTTGACGATTACTATATTGAGATGGTTTAGACATGAAATCAAATAAAGATTATAAAAAACTCGACGACGATCAGGTTGTGTCCATAGTAGATACTAACCTAAGACGTTCCATTGGATACTATGACTCTGAGCTGTCAAAAGAACGCCGACAGGTAATGGACTACTACAGTGCTAAACTGCCGCGCCCAGCGCATGATGGTAATAGTAAGTATGTAAGTCAGGATGTGTATGACGCTGTAGAAAGCATGAAGGCATCACTCTTAGAGACATTTAGTACAGGCAACAAGACACTCAGGTTCTCTCCGCAGAATGCTGATGATGTTCCTACAGCTGAAGTCTGCACAGAGTACACCGACTACGTCCTACATCGTCAGAACAACCTGTTTGAAACTATGCAGACTGTTATTCACGATGGTCTTATTGCTCGCGCTGGCGTAGCTAAAGTTTACTGGTGTATGCAAGACGAAAGCACACTTGAGTATGTCGAAGGACTAACTGAAGAAGAACTTGATGCACTTCTAGCAGAAGATAATGTAGAGATTGAAGAACTTACTGAAGAGGCTGGTATGTTCTCTGGTGAGCTACGTGTAACCCGTGACACATCACAGGTAAAAGTAGAAGCTATTGCACCAGAAGAGTTCTTGATTGAACCACAAGCAAAGTCACTAGATGACGTTAGCTTCTGTGCCCACCGAACTAAGAAGTCTATCTCTGAACTCATAGAGATGGGATACGATGAAGACTTAGTTGCTAAAATCTCTGATAATGAAGATACAGACTTTGACAATGACCCTGAGATACTATCTCGCTTTGACGACATCGGTGCAGACCGAGGCTTCAATGCAAAAGGATACCAACGTCAAACTCGACAAGTAACTGTGGTCGAGGCTTTCATTGAGCTGGATGTTGAAGCAACTGGTATTGCTGAACTTTACAGAATAGTTAAAGCATCAAACATCTTACTTGAGAAAGAGATAGTAAACCGACGACCATTCGTAGCATTTGTACCCCTGCCTATTCCACATGCTTTTCACGGCAACAACTTTGCTGAAAAACTACTAGGCATACAGAATGCACGTACAGTCTTAACCCGTTCCATCCTTGATCACGCTATGGTTACTAACAACCCACGTTATACTGTGGTTAAAGGTGGTCTTACGAACCCAAGAGAACTAATAGACAATCGTGTCGGTGGTATCGTGAATGTATCACGCCCTGACGCTATTAACGCAATGCCTCAAGCATCATTGAACCCGTTTGTATTCCAAACTATTCAGATGTTAGACGAGGATAAAGAAGATACCTCTGGTGTCTCTCGCCTGTCCCAAGGTCTTAATAAAGACGCTATAAGCAAACAAAACTCAGCGGCAATGGTCGAGCAGTTGGCAACAATGAGTCAACAGCGACAGAAGATTATTGCGCGTAACTTTGCGAACAACTTCCTAAAGCCTCTATTCTCTATGGTCTATTCATTAGTTGTAGAAAACGAGTCTGAAGAGAAGATTGTTGAGTTAGCTGGGCGTTATGTCCCTATCGACCCATCGCAATGGGCAGATAAACGTGACGTACAAGTTGAGTTCCACTTGGGCTACGGCGATCAGGAGCAGCTGGTGCAAAAGCACTTGTCGTTCCATCAGCTTTTCTCTGCTGACCCAACACTTGGACAAATGTACTCTCCTGAGAACAAGTTCAAGATGCTAGGTGCAGTCCTAGAGAAATCAGGTATCAAAAATGTTGCTGATTATCTAACAGACCCAGCGACGATACCCCCACCGCCACCTGATCCAAATGCAGAGATGCAGATGCAGATGGCACAGCAACAGATGCAACTTCAAGAACGACAAACAGCTGTCGCTGAAATGAAGGTACAGATGGATGCACAAATGCGGCAAATGAAACATGAGCTAGACACTATGAAGGCTCAACAAGCATTCGCCCTACAATCTGACAAACAAGACCTTAACGAGACTGAGTTCGAGCATAAAGAATATGTGAACTTAGAGGAGCTAGAGATAGCGCGTAAGGCTGACGATGTCAGGGCAATCGCAAGTCCAAACGGATAAGCACAACACAATAAGGAAAGCACATGCCTACACAAGAAGAGCAACTTGTGGTGGCTGGAGATGAAGCTGGAGCCGTACTAAGCGGTTCCGCCTTCAATTCAGTTATCAATGAACTTGTCGAAAAATCATTTCAGACGTTTGTAAACACTGAACCAGCAGACAAGGATAAACGGGAGTATGCCTATAACCACTATCGCGCATTAGTAGACGTGGTGGATACTCTGAAACAGCGAGTTCAAGTGCGTGACAGCATTATTGAACAGCAGAACGGCGACAACAGCCAAGAGGAGACAGCTCCATGAACAACGAGCAAAACGTAAACTCTGAGCCGCAAGCATTAGATGTTGATGATGCGGCAGACGCAATCTTAGGACGATGGGATGACGGGGAAACCTTATCTGAAGTCGAAGAAGAAGATGCAACATCTGAAGACCTTGCCGAGACAGAGGTAGATGAGGATGAACTAGACGATGAAGAGGACGATCAAGACGATTTAGAACTTGAAGACCCTGATGAAGATGAAACTGAAGACGACAGTGAAGAAACTGATGAAGATGAAGACGACGATGAGGACGATGAGCCTCTAGCCGCTTCTGACGATCAGATTGTAGACATTGCAGTAAATGGTGAATCTAAACAGGTATCTGTAAAGGACTTAAAACGGCTTTATGGTCAGGAAGCATCTCTAACTAAAAAGTCTCAAGATTTGGCTACCCAGCGAAAGCAGTCAGAAGAACAACTGGCTCAAACGCAGATGTCATATCAGAAGTTATTGGAACGCGCAGAAGCAAGGTACAAACCTTATGCTGACATTGATATGTTAGTAGCGTCACGCGAGATGGATGCAGAAACATTCTCTCAACTACGCCAAGACGCGAAGCAAGCAGAAGACGACTTAAAGTTCCTACAGGAAGAAAGTGGTCAGCTTGTATCCCAAGCACAGCAACAGCACCAGCAAGCAACTAGAGAAGCCGCCGCAGATTGCGTTAAGGTTCTTCAAGAACAATTGCCTGACTGGGGCAACGAACTCTATGCAGATATTCGTGACTATGCTGTCAAATCGGGATTACCCAAGGATCAAGTTGATCAGTACACAGACCCACAGGTCATCATGCTGATTAACAAAGCCAGACTTTACGACCAATCAAAACAGTCCGCCAACAGCAAGAAAGCCAAGGCCAAACTCAAGAAGTCGAAAAGTGGCAAGAAAGTCCTTAGTTCCAAGAAAGCACCACCATCTAAAAAGACTATCCAGAAAGCTAAACAACAGAAGCAAATGGACAGCCTGAGTAGTGCTAAAGACTTAGATGATATTGCAGACGCACTCATGAGCCGCTGGGAAGAGTAAATCTTTTCAAACTTAATCCTAAAATTGTGAGGACAATTAAATGAGTACATACACAACCTATAACCAAGTTGGAAAAAAGGAAGATGTTTCAGACATCATTTCCAACATTTCACCATTTTCTACGCCCATGCAAGCGATGATCAAGAACGAAAAAGTATCAGCTAGAACTTTCTCATTCCTTGAAGATTCATTAGCAGACTCAGCTGTAAACGCTGTAGTCGAGGGTGCAGACGCATCAATGGCAACATTGACAGATGCAACTGAGCGTACAAACAACACTCAGATCATGTCTAAAGCCTTCCAAGTATCAGCAACAGCTGATGCAGTAGCTACATATGGTAGAGCAAAGGAAACTGCACACCAATTAGCTAAAAAATTGAAGGAAATTAAGAAGGACTATGAACGTGCAATGGTTGGCGTAGAGCAAGCCGCAGTAGCAGGGAATGCTACAACAGCACGTAAGATGACTTCTTTGTTAAACCAAATCTCTACAGCTGTAGACGCTGGTTCAAACGCAACAGATGCTTTAACAGAAGCAAAACTATTAGTAGCTGGTCAAACAGCATACGACAATGGTTCTGATGTTGACACATTCATGATCAAGCCAGCAGATGCACAAATCGTAGCTGGTTTCTCAGCGGCATCAGGTCGTAATCGTGAAATCTCACAAGGCAAAACATTGGTCAATGCTATTGACCTATATGTGAGCCCCTACGGCGAATATCGTGTAGTATTAAACCGCGAGTTAAAGACAACTCACGCACTACTAATAGACCCAACAATGTTCAAAACATGTACGTTACGTCCATTCACAAGAACACTTCTAGCGAAGAATGGTGACTCAGATCGTCATCACATCGTGGGTGAGGTTTCTTGTAAACACACAAACTTTGGTGACTCAGTGAAAATCACTGGCTTATCATAAGTTCGAAATAGACCACTAGGTCTTTATTAGGCCACCCAAAGACACACAGGTTTTGCTCTCCTTACTGTTGTCTATGGGTGGCCTTTTCATATTCTAAGGTAGCAAAATGACTGACAAAACACAGCCAACATTATTACAAACCGAAACAGACTTTGTGAGTGATCATGGAGAACTTTTTCAAAAGCATACACAGCACATCTCACAATCATTTCTTGATGATCTGAAAGACGCTCGAAACGACAGCGGTTCGAAGCCTACAGGGGAGATGATGCGAGTAGCCTCCATACCGACAGCTGTTGTCGAGAAGTGGATGCGAGAAGGATTCAATATCTGGGAAGCCAAGGGATCAGAGATTGTCCGTAAACTAAAGAACGAGGACTTAGATATGTTCCTCACAACCAACAAGAGGGTCTAGCTAATGAGTTTATACGATAACATGCGTAAAAGAAAAGAGTCTGGCAAAAAGCCGCGCAGGGCTGGTTCAGCTGGTGCGCCTACAGACGCAGATTTTGCTAGGGCGGCACTTACTGCCAAAACACCCAAGAAGAAACCTAAGAAAAAGAAGGCAACATAAATCATGAACAAAGGTGAAATCCGAGCACACTTTATTGCTCTTCTAAATCGTAGTGACTGTTCAAATGCTTTGGCTGACACCTTCATTGATCAGTCTATTACTAGAATACAAAGACAGCTACGTGTCCCAGCTATGGAGAAACAAAATACATATGATGTGACCTCCGCAACGGGCGTAGCAACTTTGGTTATGCCTTCAGATTTACTTGAGGTAATCGAATTGTATTACGATGGTAATTCATTAACACGTATACCTCTACATGAGATGGTACAGTACCAGAAGACAGGAGAACTAGGTTCCCCAAGGTTCTTCTGTAGAGAGCAAGGAAATCTAAAGATACACCCAAAGCCTATCTCTGGTAGTCTCTACTTAAACTACTATGCAGAACAAGACCCACTGACAGCCGACAGTGACACAAATATGCTAACTAACATTGCTTCTGACCTTCTTACATACACAGCCCTTTCTTATGCGGCTGATTACTTCTTAGATGAACGCGGAGCAGTCTTTGATCAGAAGTCTGGGTCTTTCTTAGCTGAGATACAAGAACATGCAAATAGCTCTGAGCAGTCAGGTGTAAACCAAGTTATACGACCTACTCACTATTATGAGGATTAATCCAAATGGCATCAAAAACCAGCTTCTACAATAACTCTGGAGTAACTAACGAGCAGTCTAATGCAATCGAAGGGTCGGTTTCAAATGCCGCGGCCAGCGCGGCACAGGCCGCCGCTTCAGCGGCATTAGCCGCTATTGATGCTACTAGTGCAAGTAATGCACTTGCCGTTACAGAAGCAAATAAAAATGCAAGCCAGACTTCATCAAACTCTGCGTCCACATCAGCCGCTACAGCAACAACGAAAGCATCTGAAAGTGCCACATCAGCCGTAGCATCTGAAGCAAGTAAAGTTGCAAGCGGAAATTCTTCAGCTGCATCTGCGACTTCAGCTACATCTTCAGCAACTAGTGCAACAGCATCTGCAACCAGCGCAACAGCCGCATCTAATTCAGCGACTGCATCCGATGCATCAAAAGTTGCCGCCCAAACAGCTGAAACAAATGCAGAAACAGCTGAGACAAATGCAGAGACTGCACAGACAGCGGCTGAAGCCGCCCGTGATGCATCTATCGTTGCTAAAAATGCCTCAGTAGTTGCTAAAGATGCGGCTGAAACTGCCGAAACAAATGCGGCATCTTCAGAAACTTCAGCCTCAACTTCAGCCGCTACAGCGACTACAAAAGCATCTGAGGCTTCAACCTCAGAATCTAATGCGACTACAAAAGCATCTGAAAGTGCCGCAAGTGCTGTCCAAAGTGCTAACAGTGCTACATCTTCAGCAACTTCAGCTACTGCATCAGACGCATCTAAAGTAGCGGCTCAGACTGCACAGACAAATGCAGAAACAGCTGAAACAAACGCTGAGACTGCCGAAACTAATTCTCAGACTGCTCAAGCGGCGTCTGAAGCGGCAAGGGATGCGTCAGTAATCGCTAAGAATGCCAGTGAAACTGCTAAGACTGCATCAGAGACAGCCCAGACTGCAAGTGAAACTGCACAGACAGCGGCTGAAACTGCGGAAACAAATAGTGCAAATTCAGCTACAGCAAGTGCTAACTCAGCGACAGCAAGTGCAAACTCTGCATCTACAGCATCAACTAAAGCCGCTGAAGCCGCCGCAAGTGCAACAAGCATTGGAAATGCCGCATCAACAACTTCAGCAAATGCCGCCGCCGCCGCTAATAGTGCCGCCGCCGCCGCAACAGCTTTAGATAACTTTGATGATAAGTATTTAGGTGTTAAATCGTCTGACCCAACTGTAGACAATGATGGCGATGCTTTAGTTCAAGGTGCTTTGTATTTTTCAAGTACAAATGGCACTATGCAAGTATACGATGGTTCTAACTGGATTGCGGCATCTTCATCTGGGGTAGCATCATTAAATTTATACGAATACACAGCTACAGCCAGTCAAACTGCATTCACAGGAAACGATGATAATGGTAACTCCATGTCATTTATTGCGGCTAATTTGTTAGTGACAATGAATGGTATCCTACTTGATCCATCTGACTTCACAACATCAGCAGGACTGACAGTAACGCTAGACGTAGGCGCGGCGGCTGGTGACATAGTAAACATCTATGCATTCAAATCATTCCAAGTTGCGGACACAGTTTCAGCAACAGCTGGTGGTACGTTTATTGGTGCTGTTACATTTAACGCTAACATAACAGCTGGCGGCACAGTAGATGGTCGTGACTTAGCGGCTGATGGTACAAAACTAGATGGCATTGAAGCAAACGCAGACATCACAGATGTAACAAACGTGAAAGCGGCTCTTACTGCATTGTCTACAGGTACAGACGCTGTAGGTGGTGACTTTATCCCCGTCTATGATGCATCAGCTGGTACATGGGAAAAGCAGACTATTACCAACGCGGCTTTACAAGGCATCCAAGGTATTCAAGGCATCCAAGGCATCCAAGGTGCGACAGGAGCCGCTGGTGCTGATGGATCAGACGGAGCAACTGGAGCCCAAGGCATCCAAGGTGCGACAGGAGCCGCTGGTGCTGACGGAGCTGACGGAGCTGACGGAGCAACTGGAGCTACAGGAGCCCAAGGTATCCAAGGCATCCAAGGTGCTACGGGTGCTCAAGGTGCTACAGGAGCCGCAGGGTCAGATGGAAACGATGGAGCTACAGGTGCTCAAGGTGCTACTGGTGCTACAGGTGCTCAAGGTGCTCAAGGTATTCAAGGTGCTACAGGTGCTCAAGGTGCTACTGGTGCTACAGGAGCCGCTGGTGCTGATGCAACTTCACCAGCTGGTGCTGTTATATGGATTGCCGCAAACTCAGCACCATCAGGATATTTGAAAGCAAATGGTTCAGCAGTATCACGAAGCACTTACTCTACATTGTTTTCTACTATTGGCACTACTTATGGTTCTGGCAATGGTTCTTCAACTTTTAACCTACCAGACCTTAGAGGTGAGTTTGTTAGAGGTTGGGATGATGGACGTGGTGTAGATAGCGGCAGGGGTATTGGTACTGCACAGGTACACGCAACTCAAAGTCACAGACACGCTATGGGTAATGACGGGCGTAATGGTAACGGCTACAATGCCAATGCACAAACAGATGCAAGTGGATACACAAACACAAATGGCTTTCAAACTGGTGCTGGCGGTTTCGCTAACAGTACAACTTCAGATATGATGGCACTGTTGAACAATGGTACTGCACCTACAGGTGGCGCAGAAACTAGACCTCGCAACATTGCACTTCTAGCATGTATCAAATACTAAGGAGACACAGACATGAATGTATATCAAACCGATATTAGCGGTGTATTCGTAGGTACCACAACAGCAGATCAAGACCCTATGGATGCAAACAATATGCTTATCCCTTCTGGTTGTGTAGAGACTGCGCCGCCTTCAACATCAGAAAACCAAATTGCACGTTGGGATGGTTCTGCATGGGCTGTAGAGGATGCTCCAACACCTGATCCAACATCAGAAGAGGAATCAGAAGACCCTGCGGTAGTTTCCCGTAGGGAACGAGATTACCTGTTAGAATCTTCAGATTGGACACAAATAGATGATTCTCCTGTAAATAAATCTGAATGGGCGACCTACCGCACCTTACTTAGAGATGTACCAGAACAGTCGGGGTTTCCTGATAATATAACATGGCCTACAGCACCATAAAATTGGATTGGAAAATATAATGAGTAGATCGAAAAGTAGAAAGTTTGCAGACATCCTGTCTGGTAACATGGGTAACATATTGGCAGATGGTCTAATAGACGCAACTGAGATTACAAACTTAGGCACAGCGGCAACTTCGTCAGCTACTGATTTTATGCCAGCATCAATGACTACAGCAACAGACGCAACTGGCTCCGACTTTATACCAGTGTATGATGCAGTAAATGGTGTCTGGACAAAGCAGACAATAACTGTAGCGGCTTTACAGGGACAGACTGGTGCACAAGGTGCTGATGGAGCTACAGGTGCTCAAGGTGCACAGGGTATTCAAGGTATCCAAGGTGCTACAGGAGCCGCTGGTGCTGACGGAAACGATGGTGCCGATGGAGCTACAGGTGCTACTGGTGCAACTGGTGCTACAGGAGCCGCTGGTGCTGACGGAAACGATGGTGCCGATGGTGCCGATGGGGCTACTGGTGCAACAGGAGCACAAGGTATCCAAGGTATCCAAGGCATCCAAGGTGCTGATGGTGCCGATGGAGCTACAGGTGCTACTGGAGCACAGGGTGCTACTGGAGCCCAAGGTGCTACTGGAGCCGCTGGGACTAATGGAACTAATGGAACTAATGGAACTGATGGACTGATGGTGCTGATGGTGCTGATGGTGCTACAGGAGCCCAAGGCGCAACAGGAGCACAAGGTGCTACAGGAGCACAAGGTGCTACAGGAGCACAAGGTGCTACAGGAGCTAGTGGTAACCCATTTGGTGGTGGTACATTTACAGGTGATGTGACGTTTAACGCTAAGATGAGGCTTCCAAGGGCAAGTTCTAATCCAAGTGGTGCTTCGTCAGGGCATGTTTACTACAATACTACAGATAATGTAGTAAGAAACTTTAACGGGTCTAGTTGGAATGATATGTCAAATGTCCCAGGGACTGCATCTGGCGGTACAACAACAACTTCGGGATTATATACTGTCCACACATTTACTTCATCAGGGACATTAAATGTTGTAGGTGCAGGGGTTACATTAGAGTATTTAGTAATTGCTGGAGGCGGCGGCGGCGGCAATGGACGTGGCGGCGGCGGTGGTGCAGGTGGTTATAGAACTAGCGTGACAGGTCAGACAAGTGGCGCAAATACCACAGCAGAAGGAACTACCTTTTTATCATCAGGTTCGTATACAGTTACTATTGGTGGTGGCGGTGGTCAGGATGGTAATGGAGGAAACTCATCAATTAGCACCATTGCATCTATTGGCGGTGGTGCTGGTGGTGCGTGGCGGTACGATGCTGGTAGTGCTGGTGGTTCTGGCGGAGGCTGTGCTGATACAGGCAGTGTAGGATCAGGAACATCTGGACAAGGTAGAAACGGCGGTAGAGGTTCAGCTGGCCCAAGTGACCCTACTGGTGGCGGTGGTGGCGCATCAGGAGTAGGATCAAGCAATACAAGCGGTGCTGGAAACGGCGCTAATGGAGGTTCTGGGCTTTCAAGCAATATTAATGGTACAAGCACTACACGGGCTGGCGGCGGAGGCGGTGGTGTATGGTCTGGTGCTTATTCTGGTGGCTATGGAGGTTCTGGAGGCGGTGGTAGAGGCTCTTATAGCTCAATCAACGGCACTAATGGTTCGGTAAACACAGGTTCTGGTGGTGGAGGAGGCTCTGATGCTAGAAATGGCGGGTCTGGTGGCTCTGGTATTGTTATCGTTAGATATTTAACCCCATAAGGAAATTACAATGGCACATTACGCAAAAGTATTAGATGGTAAAGTTATTGATATCATTGTTGCTGAAGAGAGTTTTTTTGATACTTTCGTTGATAATAGTATTGGTGAGTGGATAAAGACTTCATACAACACTCGTGGAGGCGTTCACACATTAGAAGGTACTCCCTTGAGAATGAATTATGCATCTGTAGGTGGTACATATGATAGAGACAAAGATGCCTTTATAAACCCAAAACCATATCCTTCATGGGTACTGGTCGAAGACACATGTTTATGGAAAGCACCTGTTGATTACCCTACTGATGGAAATGATTATAAGTGGAACGAAGAAACAACAAGTTGGGACGTTGTAAGTGTCTGATGATACTGGCTGGCACATAGCCAAGAGTGTCCCTGCAACCCTGCTACTTGGATTAATTACACAGGCTGGAGCAATAGTCTGGACTGTGAGTATGATGATGGCAGACATCCAAGATAACCAAACAGATATTGTTGAGTTCGGACAGCGTATATCTAAAGTAGAACAGATGGTTCAATCCCAAGCTGTGTCTATGGCACGAATAGATGTGAACATAGAACACATCCGTACATCAGTTGAAAAGATGGCAAACCGCAATGAATAGGCTTGTCCTAGCACTAGCAACCCTATTACTTACAACAGCCTGTATCCCCGAAATATATGTAGACACTCCGATAGCCTTTCCGTCTTCATGTCCTATGGGAGATACAGCCTGTGAACGTAATCTCAACGCGCAGACGCTGGCTTACATAGGCCACAAAGATGCGGCAACTAAACTGATGTGCCAAGATTATAAAGTAGAGAAAGTTATGGTTGAAGAATGTGGAAAATATTCACCCTTATATTAATACTATTGGCAAGCCCAAAGTATGCAAACGATGTTAATGGAGACTTCAGTAACAACTACGACGACAGCACTGTAGAATCCAACAACGCAACAACTAACGAAACTAACAATTACAATGCGGCTGGGGCTTCTCAGGCCGCACCTGTAATGTCAGCCATTTCACCTACGATGACAGGTGGTGGTGGTAACGATAGTTGTCTATTACCTACTACCTCTGGCATCCAAGTAACTATGTTTGGGATGTCCAGTGGGACAATGCAACAGGATGAGCACTGTAACCGCCGCAAGAACGCCCGACTACTTGGAACACCACAGCAAATTGGAGGTCTGGGATTACAGGTCTCAGCCATCAGTGTCCTGTGTAGTTCGCCAGATGGCAACGTATTCCGAAGTATGATGTTAGCCAGTACACCCTGTCCAATTATGGATGTGGTCACTGGTAAAATTCTAATGGGTAAAGCGGCAATAGATAAATATAGAGAACACCCAGAGATATACATTGTTGGCTACGAGCCCAGCAAAGTCTTCTGGGACACCTTGCTCAGAATTGGAGAAGATTTAAGTGATGAAGAAACAAAAGCAAAGGTTGCTACTGTTAGCGACAACCGCACTATTAGTCAGCGGTTCCGCAGTACACGCAGAGTCATATCAGCCACCAGCGGAGTACAGCCAGACAGGGGCACAGAAGATAACGGAACTCAAGGGGACGATTGACATCATTAATAACAAACTGCTTGCAAGTGGACAGCTGGTCAATGGTGCTGTTGGATATGCAACAGTTGGACGTGTCGTGATCGACGATGCACTAGATGATGGTAAGATAACAAATGCCCAGTTCTTAGCATACGAAGCGGCCTTAGATAAGGTAGTTGCACACGACTATTCCACGGCATCAAATGCAGCTGAATTATTTACACAAGAGCACACGGCGGCAATGAACCAGCTGACATTAGCTGTTGATTTATTGACATCTGCAACATCTGTATTAGCTACAGCTACATCAGTCTCCTCAGTTGCGGCTGAAGCTGACACGAAGCCAGAACAAGTTGCTCTACAGGAAATGATACAGACAGATGAGTATTCCATACAAGCATCTGAAGTGGCCACTTACAACGATGCGGTTGATAACGTCGAGCAGTATGCACAGCAAGCTGGTGCGTTCTTAGCGGCGGCAAACAACAGTGATCTGACATCGTCAATTGATGCTTACACAGCCACCAACAACCTAGTAGCTGGTAACTATACGACAATCACGTACACCCAAGACATTGATCACTTCATAATCAACTGGGACGGACAGGGTACTGGTTGGTCTGGTTATCTAGCAGATGACATGAAGGATGCTTCAGACATCTATGGTGCGAACACCTACATGCAACAACATGGAACACCAATTAAGGACATGTAACCAATGGAAGACACAGAACTAAAGGTCGGCGGCTTCACCTTCAAAGGGTGGTACATAGCGGCGGCCTTGCCAATACTGTCTGCAATCAGCGGCGGTATTTATTATGGGTATGACACCCTCAATCGCTTCTATGACGTAGAGTCTGGGATTGATCTTGTGACAACTGAAGCTGACATGTTCAACGTCAGAGCCACAGATTTCAACTCACGCATACAAGCACTGGAACAGGCGGTACAGGATAATGATGTTAGAGGTCTTAACACACGGCTATCAACGATTAGTACGCAAATGCAAACAATTCTGGAACAACAGAAAGACTTGTTGGACTTACGTTCTAAAGTTGAAAAGTCGAGTACAATCACGGATCAAATCGGCGATAAGCTGGATGTATATCAAACGGAAATAGACGACATCTGGGAGGCGTATGATAGCCTCGCCAACAATCCACTAAACTAAGGATTAGACATATGACAGAGTTTGAAAAAGCAGATGCTGATGGCAGTGGCTCAATAGATAAAGACGAATGGGCGGCACTAGAACTTGAAGACAGGCGAAGACGACTTGACGATGAAGACAGTCAAAGGGATGCCCAAAGACGAATGGCGTGGTTTTGCCTGATAGGTATGCTTGCGTATCCTTTCTGTGTCATCTTTTCTAGTGCGTTGGGCTTAGAGCAAGCATCCTCAATCATAGGGTCAATGGCATCTATATATTTTCTATCAGTCGCTGGTATCGTGGGTGTCTTCTTTGGGGTCACTAACATGAGCAAGAAAGAAGTGAAGGGGAACAACGGATGATGGGACTCGGATTATTAGGTAAGGTCGCTGACCTTGCTGGGGCAGTCATAGACTCAAAGACTGTCGTTAAGAAGGCTGAAGCTGAAACCAAGATGAAGATTGCAACTGGTGAGATTAGCTGGGAACAAGCGGCTATCAAAGCCAGTGACAACAGCTGGAAAGACGAGGCGTGGACTGTATGCTTCATAGCTATTGTCGCTTGCTCGTTTGTACCACCCCTACAGCCATACATGAAGGAAGGCTTTGCTAACCTAGAAGCCGCACCACAATGGTTTCAATGGTCACTATACGCATCTATAGCCGCCAGCTTTGGCGTAAGAACTATGAAAGGCTTTAAGAAATGAAAGAGAACTTCGATAAGTGCCTAGCGATGCTTTTGGAACACGAGGGAGGCTATGTAAACTCAAAATTTGATAAGGGTGGTATGACAAATCTCGGTGTAACCAAACGTGTCTATGACGAATGGATAGGCCGTGAGTCTACTGAGCAAGAGATGCGTGATCTTACGCCTGATGATGTTGCTCCAATCTACCGCAAGAATTACGCCGATCTGATCCGCTTCGATTCACTTCCATCGGGCGTGGACTGGGCGGTTCTGGACTGGACTGTGAATTCTGGAAAAAGTAGACCATCTAAAGCAGTCCAACGTGCAGTAGGTGCTACCCAAGACGGAGCTATAGGTAATCAGACCCTTGGCTTAGTTGCTGAGAAAGACCCTAAGTTTATCATCGACTACGTCTACACAGTCAGACAGGCATTTTATGAGGGCTTAGATGACTATAAGCATTTCGGTAGAGGATGGAGTAGAAGGAACACTGAGACACTCCATCAGGCTATGGAAATGGCAGAATAATAACAAAAAACACAGATCGCTGTCTTATGTTGGGCGATCTGTGTTTTTTGAATTTGTATACTAGTATCAGATGGATACATATTCTGATTTACTAATTTAACTAAGGCTGTTTACATTATCTTTAGTATAGTGCAAGGTGCTTGCGTTACTTCGGTAACATCGGAGAGCAGTAGCTAGACATCCTTGAGATGACTTCCCTGCTCTCCACCCACCTTAGTTAAGTAAACTCCATCGTGGGCATCTAAAGAGGCTAATAAGTCTAATAGTTGTTTATAGTTTATGGCAAGTAGTTGGAATTCTCCTAATTCATCGGCGAACTGACGTACAAAGACTGTGCCGTTGTCTTCTAGGTACATCTCTACATCTTCAAACTTACCATCTGCATCAACTGATACCACTTTGACATAATCAGACTCTATTTCGACTGTGAACATAGGAAATACTTATCCCCCTGCTCTATCGGTATTTCTATAGTCATTCTACGCAGTCCACACTGGGGACACTGCCTAGCTCTGCGTTTCGATGGGTATCCATATTTAAAATGTGGTCTGGTGTCGATTACTTGAGTTTTCACCATGCACTTAGGACAATGGGTTACACTATCTTTCATCATTACTGCCTTTCTTTGCCCAAGGTCTCTGTAAGTTAGTCTTGCCACCTTTAGCTCCTGTTGCTTTTCGATTTTGTTGGGCTTCCCACTGATCACCCTCTTTATAAGTTCTTATGTTAAACCTTTCGCGCATCCGTTTGTTTTCATATTTAGCTACAGACTCATGCTGTATTCTTAACAAATCCTCTCGGTTCATTAGCCTCTCCTTGGTTATTTTTAGATATCTACAAGTTCACAAGTTCCACCAGTACAAGCCAAAGTTTGTGAGCCTTTAGTTGTGTCCTCAGTCTCATATTTAGACAATTCAGACCAATCAATTTTGCTAGGCATTGCGAATAGTGCGGCTTCATACTGCTCTTCGCTGATGTCTTGATAAGGTGCTTGTGCATACGTGTGATCAAACCTCGGTAAGAAACTAACACCAGACATTTCATCGAAATACTGGTAGACAAACGCACCTACTTCTGCCCATTCGTCATCCCCGACTGATACAGTCACTGATGGCTTATGATCTGTGTAGTGACGCTGGTACGTTAGCCACATCTCCAGTTGTTCAATCGCTGTCATGTCGTGACGGGTGAACTGAGCCTTCTGGTGACTTCATAGGGAAAGCTAAAGACAGTCGTAGTAGTCTGGCTTCATGACACAAGGTTCTGATGGTATTCCTTGGTCTGCTAAGAAGTGTGTCAGTGGGTCTTTGTTATCGCCACGGACTGTTCTGATGTAGTAGTCAGAGTGCCTCGCATGGATTCCGCTACTGGATGATGTCAGCTGTGAAACCGTGCCACTTGGTTTACAGCAAGTTATAGAAGCTGAACTATTGATACCTAGTTCATCTGCAAAGTAGTTGTTAGTTTCCCTAGCAACCCTGCGCCATGTATCTAGTCTATCCTCAAGTCCCTCTTCTCTACCATTAGTCAAAGTACAGTCCATGATGCCAGTCATAGATACACCTAAGAGTGCCTCTTCCTCAGTGTTGGTTGTCCAGCAATCACGTAGATACGGGAAGTGAGTTAAGGTTGCTTGGATTGTACCTAAGATAGTCGCAAGTCTTATCTTATTGGAGATGTCAGCTTCAGTATCTGTAGCCCTAATGACAGCCTCTGTAAGATTACAGAACTGACCACCAGTTCCAACGATGCCTCTAGTTTTAGGCTTTCCAGTCTTGGGATCAATAACCTTTTCACCAGTCTCAGGGTCAGTAATTTCCTCAAGACGCTGGCCTCGAAGCACTATTTCCGAACATGGATTAGTCCCAAATTCCCAGTTGCTATCTCTATATCCATCGTAGTGTGCTTTGGTACTAGCCGCCTGTCTATTGAAGATACCACGTTCACCAGAACCAGAGGCCGCTAATGACGCCCATTCGTTCATGAAGTCTACACCGCTGGGCTTACTTTCGAAGGCCACTGAGTTGTTAGCTAGAGCATGGTGTGGGTTGTCGATGTACCACTCGCCTGACTTAGCTGTACGCATCTCGTCATCCGATAGATCACTTAGACTGATCATCGCTGAACGTCTCACTCCACCGACCACCACTATCGATCCAATCATGCACATGATGCTGTGGACATCCAAAGAAGACAGCTTGCCACCCTGTTTTTTCTTAAAGATTTCTATGGTATGTTCAAACAGTTCAACTAATGGTTCAGCACCAGATGCCCTACCACCAAATGTCTCTAAACGTGCACCAGCTGGTCTAACATTAGAAACATCCCATGTCGGTATTCTGCCAGCGTATAGTTCAGACATTAATTCTCTATATGCAGTAGCCCAGCCCTCTTTGCTGTCTTCAACAATAATTCTACAAACACCTGATGTAAGTGTAGGTATCGTAGGTAGGCTGTTCACATACTTCTTTTCAACAGAAAATCCTACACCTGTCCCACAGAGTAGAATGAATAAGACTTCATCGAAGCATCGTATGTGATCTATAGGTGTATAGGAGCAATTGTATCCAGCTGTATTGTCTCTCGTTAATGCCTTGCCAGCTGTCATCAATGACCTCATAGAAGGCATCACTTGTAAGTTTAATATTGCTTGCTCAATTTCATTGGCAACCTCACGGCTTACACGGGACTTAACCACGTTGTCCATGTAACGCCCAACAGTCTCAGTCCAGCTTTCTCGTCTCCCTTCATCTTCTAGCCATCGAGCATAACGGCTGGTGTGGATGAATGCTTGGTAGTCAGTAGGCAATAGGTTGTTCATAGTGTTTCTTCTTTTTCTTCAATGAGTGAAATGAGTCGATCCAAGTACCAGCGGCACTTCTTTAGGTCTTCGACGGGTTTTTTCTTGTAAGGCCAACGCCACAGATACTTGAAAGCATTCTGCCAGAGGTACGCATTGTGACCCCAGACTAGAGAGCCATCAGCCATCGCTTGCATTGCATCGATGCACTCGATTGATCCTGTGTTGTAATGAGGCGGTTTGTTTACAGCTTCATCTATCTTGTCGGTGTCCATAGTATGACCTCACCTTTCTCGTTGTCCCAATCAGTACAGCGTAAAATCCTAGCCATACGTGCTTGTGTCAGCGCATAGTCCGCTGATAGTTTTTCTTTTTGATATTGTTTGACGACAGCATCCCAAGTCGGATGGTTTCCGAGTATCTTCTCAGCTGTCTTGATGCCCACCTTTGGACATCCACCATAGCCATCAGTCATGTCACCCATGAGGGCTTGGATCAGGAAGTTTTTATTAGCTTCCATATCACTTATGACCAATCGATCATTGTCGTTGGGTCTGTATAGACGACATGGGATAGTCTTCATGTCCTTGTCATCAGACACAATGATGGCTTCAGTATTTGGTATGGAAGCCATGATACCCATGACATCATCTGCTTCTAAGCAGTCCACCATGATGCTTTCGTATTCTTCCATAGCCCAAGCAACGAGTGCTTTGTATCCTACAGGCTTTCGGACTTTCTTGCGTCCACCCTTGTAAGTATCAAGCACCTTTTTACGGAAGTTGTTCTGGCCTGATATAGTGACTATCACGTCTTCAACAACCAGTTCTTTCTTGAACCCATCGACCATAGACGTGAATAGTTTCTTTGCCGCTTTAAGGTCAGTGGCAAGCGACCATACATCATCACCCCAGTCTATTTCATGCTCAACAGCAATAGCGGCTCGAAAGAGATATAGGTCTCCATCAATGAGTAATGTGGGTTTTGTAAATGACTTCTTTAAGAGTTCTGCTGATTTCATCGTGTATATCCTGTCCATCTAGGGTTACGAACCAACGATTGCCCCAGCTATCTTCATCTATTTGATTTGTTATAAAGCCTTCACTTGCCGCGATGGCAACGTGAAGTGCTCCTACTCTTGCGAAGTCTGATTTGACTGTGAATGGCTTACGCCACGCACGATCAATGATTATAAAGAGAAGCAATAAGTTCTCTAAGTAATCGTTCTTCTCAGTGAGTGTCAGCCCAAGACTTTCCCACGGAATATTCTGAGGCAATGGCAATGTTAAGTCCGAGAGCAATGCCAGCTTCTGATGCCATTGTTCCAGCGATATTTCCGACATTTTCGGCAATCCCTTCTGTTTTACAGGCGACTTGAATTTCATCATGAATCCAGCCCATGATGTACGCATCGTCGCCATACTTTTCTTTGATTTTGTCGTAAGTCATCATGACCCACTGTTTTGCTACGATTGCCCCAGCTGATTGAAGTAACTGTGACAGGCATCTATGCTCCGATCTGATCCTGAGTTTGCGCCCATCGAGTGCCTTGATGTGGCCTCTTTTAGCCGCTGTCTTTAGGTTTCTCTTTAAGGTAGAAAACGCTGGGACAGCATGATCGTAGTTGTCCTTTAGTTGTTTACCCTTCTTTGCACCGCCACCAGCAATAGCACCTATGAGCCTATCACCACCGCCATATAACACGGCGTATACCCATGTTTTTGCCTGAGACCTTGTAGCTAAACCAGCCGCATGTTGGTTGTAGGTGTGGATGTCACCCTCAAGAATTTGCTTTGAATACTCGCCGCCATCATAAGGGTGAAGGTAAGAAGCAAGTAGGCGCAACTCGATCCCCGAAAGATCAGCTCCGCAAATGACCCATCCATCTGGTGCTGTGAACAACTCACGACACTCTTTGCCATAAGGTGAGCCAGAACTTGGGACTTGCTGTAGGTTTGGAGATGTCGCTGTGGCTCTCGAAGAAACACAATTATTGCTATTCAGCCTATGTCTAAGTTTACCATCAGCACTGACCTTCTTTAGCCATGCCCCAGCACCTTCAGCTAACATACCAATCCTCTTTTGTATTAAAAAGAACTCAGCAAGCCTCTTAGCCTCTGGGTACGGAAGACTAGCCAAGATGGTTTCGTCAATCTTAGCCTGACCATTTGGAGTAAACTCTTTTGGCTTCCACTTGTACTTGTCCACAAGACATCTTTGTATGTGCACCCTAGACGCTGGGTTAAAGTAGACTGTCTTAGACTTAACAAACAGCTCACCTTTGACATAACCACGAGCCTTGTTATTGACTTTAGGATAGAAGTCTTCAGTAACTTCCCAAGGTGGAAACAGCTCCTTTAAGTCTTCCTCAATGACATGGCGTTTCTGTGCAAGTTCAGCATACAGTTCACCAGCTTTCTTCTCATCGAATGTCCAGCCATTACTACCGATCTCACGGCAGATGGATGCCATGCGATGCTCAAGGTCGATAGACTTCTGAGTAGGCTCAGTCTTCATCAACTTCTTATAAAGGGTGTCCGTCACTTGAGTATCTTGAACGCAATAAGACATCATAGTTTCACTGTAGGCTTCCCACCCACCATCATAGTCATCCTTGAAGTCACCAAGGCGAAGACCCCAAGCCTTTAGGCTGTGGCTTCCCCAAAGTTTCTTAGGAAACTTAGAGACACTGAAGTTGCGTTCAGCATCCTCATTAAACATGTCGCCATGTATCAGGCGCGACAGAACTAAAGTGTCAGTAACCTTGGCTTTAGTTGTCCACTCAGGGAATACAATCTGTATCGCTGGGATGTCGTAGTCGATAATGTTGTGACCTATGATCTCATCAGCACTGGCTAGTAGTTCAAGTGCGTCCTCGATCTGGTCTGGGTTAAACTTACGGACTTCACCAGTGTCCACCTCACGACAGACAATGCACCAGATAGTGTGGATGGTGTCTAACAGCCCGTTGCTCTCTAAGTCCCATACCCAACGACTCATCGCTTGTCACCAGAACCTTTGAGAACACCACGTTTCTGTCGTGACTGTAGCTTCTCATGATTAATTGCGGCGACCTCATTCAGAGTTATCCCAAGGTCTTTTGATAGTGCCGCTATGTACCAGAGTACATCGCCCAACTCGTCAGCTATCTCTGCTCTCTTTTGCGCTGGGATTGTATCAATGCCATCAAAAGTTACATCATTATCTCTGATTAGCTTTTTGATCTTACCAAGGACTTCGCCAGCCTCATTGGCTAGACCTAAAGCTGGATAGATAACCTTCCACTTGTAGATCATAGTCTTAGCCGCGTCAGCTTGGTACTGGTTCATTGTGTATTGGTGTGTTCCTGTAGTTTTCATCTAAATAGCTCCCCTTGTGCATCGAGTTGTCTTGTTGCTTTAAATATCTGTTGGTTGCGTCCATACGGACTTTTGCGCTTCCCTATGACTGTGATCAGCCCAGCGTCTTTCAGCCATTTAAAGTGGTTGGTGATTGAGCCATACGGCATGTGCTTGAGTGCCAGCTGTACCTGTGCACTGATGCAACCTTTGTCGCCAGCGGCTTGAATGACATCGAAAACCATTCTTGTGTTCTTTGTTAAATCTGTGTTTGCATACGCCTCGCGAGACGTGCTTGATAAACCACGCATACGTGTTCCTTTGCTTTACTAATGTTTTTGTTTTGGGGAGTTTTTAGAAACCGAAGTTACTATCTGTGGCAGTAAGTCTGCCTGTTTCGCGGTTGTACTGAAGTTCATCCGCTTGGCCTACGAAACCCGTATGCCTATTCTTGAGTACGACAAGTTCTCGCTTGCCTGATGTTGGGTCTTCGCTGTCCACGTTCATAGCAATACAGGCAGTCGCCAGCTGTGCTAAACTGTGGCTTCCTCTCAGCTGTGACAGCTGTGCTCTATCGCCACCTTCATGACCTCTTTCGGAGTTTGGTCTCTTTAAGTGTGACACAAGGATTAAGGCTAAGTCCAACTCAGTACATAAGACTGTCAGAGTGTGCATGATGTGATCTATGAGCACTCTCTCGTTGTCACTTGCACCAGCATACGAACTAACGAGAATACTAATATGATCTAAGAAGACGACATCACACCCAAGCCCATGCTTCATGTACCTGATACGATTACAAATGGTGTCTATGTCAAATGACCCAAAGTGATCAAAGAGGTAGATTTGACCATGAGACAGCAAGTCGTCAAAGCCAGTCTTTATCTCCTCTTGTGTTGCCGCATCCTCATCAATCACAATATTTCTATTGATGTGGAGACCTACGAGACCTTGGGCTGTACGCTTGGTGCTTTCTTCTAGCATCAACATGCCAACCCGTGTTCCTGTCATGTGTAAGTTGTAAGCAATCTCACGAATTAATGTAGACTTACCTGTGCCACTACCAGCCACTATGGTCACAATTCCCTGACGTATACCTTTGAGCATATTGTTCACTCTTGGATATGGGTACTTCATTGGGCTCTCAGCGTCTGGAGTTGCTACAGTCTCTCTCATGTCAGACATCTGAACTATGCCATCAGGTCTGTAGTCAGCCGCCTGATGTATGGCATTGATGATCGCTCCAGCCTCACCTTTTACAAGACACTCATTAGCATCCTTGTGTGGCAAGACAGCAATCTTAACTTTACCAATGGGCAAGACTTCAGCACACTCAATGGCGGCCTTACGTCCAGCTTCATCCTGATCAAACATTAAGATTATCTCTTTAAAGTTGTTAAGGTAATCTATGTTTTCCAACAAATTTTTCTTAGCTCCAGCACTGCCATTCCTCACAGATATTGTAGCGAATTTATGCTGTTGCACTTGACTGACGCTCATGGCGTCTATCTCACCTTCTGTAATCACCAGCTTCTTACCAGCTGACCAAAGGTGCATACCAAAGAGACCAGTGATCTTTCCAATTGTAGGAAACTGCTTGTCTCTGGTGCGTATCTTCTGGCCTGTTGTCTTACCCTTGGCATCCTTGAAGGTTGCTACCTGTACTGGCTCACCTTTGCTGTCTTTAGTCACAAAGTAACCAAACTTACGGCATGTAGCTTCAGTCAACTTTCGTGACCTTAATTCCATGTAATCGCCGTTCAAAAAAGAGTTGGCTGCATTTGTCTTTTCGACAGGTGATATTTCACCTTCAGCTGGGGTGTGTTTTAGACAACTAAAGCAGAACATATGTCCATCGCTGTAAAGGCTGTTTGCATCCGATGACCCACAGGCATCGCATTGTTCGTGAGACACAAAAGTGCTCTCTTCTTGTTCATTCATTTGTTGCTTCCCTTATAATAGAAAAAGGGCGACCCGAAGACCGCCCTATGCTCTCTTTATCTGGCTTGCTTCATGCCTATATGGCATTCCTCAATCCACTCTGATGGTATTCGCTTATGTGCCCATTCGAAACCATTCTTGATGCAAAAGTCTGCATAAGAAGTCTTTGACCCCTTATACAACTTTGCGTTTGCATTCTGGAAAAGAAAACGTAGGTCAAGGTCTGGCAGTTGCTTCTTAATCAACACATGTTTCTGTCGATCAGCTGTCACCCATCGTCCTTTGGTTTCTAAAAACCACACACCACCAGCCTTTGGGAGAATAAAGTCTGGGGTGTACTTGGCAGTCCGCGATGGGATTAAGTATGAAAACCTCTCGGTCTCGTAGGTAAACGGAATACCTAGTCTCCTGAGTTCTTCAGCAACACCAACTTCAAGACCTGACCTATAGCCTTCTTTGATACCTCGGTATCTGTGATTAGAAGTCAAAGTTGTCTTCATTTCCAGTGGGTGCAAAAGGTGCATCGATTGCTGATGTGTCTATAGTGAACCCACCTTCCTCGATTGCGCCAAAGCCTGTTCCATTCATTCCTTGGACGGCTTCGACAATTTGGACAGCTTGTAGCGTGATAGACACCCCAGCCTGTCCGCTTACTTTGTAGACATTTAAGAACCCTTTAAGTCTCAAACGACTGCCACCACCGATCTGTGGTAAGGCATTTACTGGCACTTTTTGACCAGCTGTGTCATAAAACTCTGGCATGTACTTTGACTGAAGTTTGAATGCCACTTCACCAGTGTCTTCATCCGTTTGATAAGGAACTCTGTAATTAGCCTTCCCATGTTCTGCTTTAGCCGCATCCTCAATGATCTTAATCAAAGGCTTTGCGTCTTCTGGAGACAGCAATATTTCTGACTTATATTTACCTTCAGTATCGAAGGCTGTGTCAGGTTTCAGTAGGTGTGGATACTTAGCCACGCCAGTTGGTGTCTGGAAGTTGATCTTTTGTTTCTTAGGCATACTTTTGTCTTTCTAATGAAAAAGGCCACCCCTAGTTACTAGAGATGGCCTTTATGTTTGGGAGAAGAAGTCCCTAGTGTCTTAGGAGGAGGAGGGAGGAGACACTAGGGGCTTCTGAAGGGTGACATAAGTATTAACTGAAGCAAAATTGGCTGTCCCTTATCAGCTGTAAATTAAGGTTTCCCATCTGTGGTATTGGAGGAACGTCAGACTTCTCAAAATCGAAAGGATGCTCCAGCTGTTGCCTGAGTTCCTCTTGCCACTTCAGCAGTAGGTTTTCTTCAGAATACATCTGAATGTGGGCTTCACGGACACCATGATATAACTCGTCTACATCCCCTGAGATTGCGAAGCTGTCATGGATCATAAAGAAGTCTTCAGTAGCTCCAGCGTCTAACAGTAGGATTATGGTTTTAGCCATGCCAGCCGCATCTAAAGAGTGTATAAAATTAGCCGCTACTGATGCTGTGTTTTTCCTAACATCGACCTTCCCTGTATCCATAGACAAAGAAACTTTAGACCTAGTTCTCATGCCCACCGCTGTATCAAACAAGAATATCTTGGTCTCTACTCGGTCTCGCTTTAAATAGTTATGGAATATTCTAAAGCCGCTGGGCGAAGTCCAGTTGACCAGCTTGTTCTGCTTGCTGAGAACATTGGTACACGACTGTATCCACTTCATTGCTTCAGCCGCCTTGGGCAAAGTTTCCACGATACTGTCATAGCAATGTTCAGCAAGGTAACGAGCCGCAACTTTTCGCTCTTTATTAGTCCTAGCAATCGGATGAAACTCGATGTCTCCATAGCTCACGTCACGCTGTAGCGGTTTCATTACGTCTTCCATGAACTGACCAGTCATACCAGCCGCAACAGAACTATAGGCGAAAACCATTGATGGTCTCTTACATAGCTTCCTGTCCACACCATAGTCCAACCAAATACGCGCAAGTTCGGCCTTACTGATGGGGTTCTTCCTAAAGTCACTACTGTCACTTAGATCAGTCTTGAGCCTCGTTTGTACCTTGTCAGCAACAGTTTGATAAAGGTCAGCCATTTCAGCCTGTGGGACTAGGTTTACAAGTTTACCCTCATCCTCTCCACGAGTAAGCATCGAATAATGCTGAACGCCACTATTAGTCCCATCAAGTGAAATTGGTATAAATCCAACAAAGTCTTCACGTTCCTCAAGGTATCTGGAATATTCGAAGATAGCCGCTAACATTTGAAAAGGCTTGTCCGCGCCAGACCATTGACCCAGACTGTTCTTATAGTCTTTAGCCATGTCCAACAGCACACCCTCATTTTTATCAAACCAAGCCACACGATCTTCAAGAGGTGCTTTGTCGATCTTCTCAAAACCACTACAGTTGGCAATATGTATCTTGAGCCAACGAATGTTCTGACCATCGACTACACGTCCTCTTTGAAACTGAAAGAGAGACTTTATGTGGTCATCACGATGGTAGTTAAAAGACGGAACCATGTTGAAGCGACCACGGAAGTCACAAGCCCAAGGGATTGTAAACCAGTCGTGCACTGCCAGTTCATTAGCAATCTGCAAATCTTGCTTCATGACTGCTTCAGCACCTTTGACACGCCTCTCCGTATTTCTCCATTCACGTTGGTCTTCTTTGATTGCTTTCTTTAGCTCCTGATCCATTGTCATGTGATCTTTGGGTAGCCTCGGAAACTCAGGTTTATCTCTCTTTGGAAACTTACCGAATGACTGCCGTGTCTCCCAGCACCATTCTACAACTTCAAGCATTTCCTCGTTGATACAAAGTCTCGTTTCTTGGAGTGCATTGAGTGCTCTATAGTGCTCTGGAATTTCACCTTTGAAACTGTGCTCTATGGCCTCAATTTGCTTCACTGAAGCCCCTCGAACCAGCTTTACTAACTCTGCTAAACGCCAGTCCTTATAAGCCCCCGTGTGGTATCCTGTCCACGGGTTCGGAGTGTCCATAGGAATAGGTTTTAGTAGCGGCTGTGACCACTGTAGATACTCTTTGCTTCTCTCAAGTTCGCGCTGGGCTTCATCAGTGAACGCAAGGCGAGTAATGCTGTTTTTTGGCGTTGTATATTGGGTGTCCTTTTGGAAGACATTACAATACTGAAAGATAGCTGAAAGAACTGGTGCTGAGTTTGCTGTGCGTCTTTTCTTGTGCATCTTTCTGTCGGCTTTAGTTTCTGAAATACCGAAATACTTAGACTTGGTGCCATTTTTGGTTGCTATGTTCCTGAGTGCCTTCAGCCTGACGTGTGCAGATGTATGCGTCTCTGAAACCATCTTAACAATCCTAGCGTTGTTCTTGTTGGCTTCATCATCCTCACTATGCAACAACTCAAGGGCGAGGCATTCCCTGTCGATCAGGCCACCTATTTCCTGAGTAACTGCGTTCATGGTGCTGTCTTTAAGGACTGCATTGTAACAGCTTTGAAGGCCAATGAGTGCCAGCTGTCGTGGGTCTAAGTGCATAAGGTCATTAAGCCACGTTGGGCGGCGTCCTTTGCCTCTTCTGGCTTCCTCTATGTCTTTTGATAATCCTTCTGCAACCTTGTCTAAGACTTGCTTTAACTGGTTGTATTCTGGTGCTTGCTCTGTAACGTTGTCTGCCTGTTCGTATTTCTCTTGCCACTTTGTTCTGCCATCTTCCTTCATGGTCTCGTTGTATGCCTGAGAGATTGGGTTGGCCTGTGTGCTCTCGTTGCTCATGTGTTGGCTCCCCCTGATTTAATAAGTGCTACAGGTGGGGCTGTGTATGGGTTACACCAGTTTGTCACTGGTCGCCCATGTCCACCATTGGTTAGGCTTGCTTTTATAACTGTATTTCTCATCTTACTTTACTTCCCTTTTTATATTTCCAGTCCAAACAGATCAGCCTGCTTGGCTTGTGGTTCTGCAAATGTTTTGTTTCTCTCTCCTCTCATTAGCTCAGCCATAGACCTCAAGGTCTCTGGTGCTGTCTTGATGTATTTACGGGTCGTGTTTAGGTCTCGGTGTCCCAAGAAACGACCAATTAAGTCTGTGTTGTATGCTCCGCTGTTCGCCAGTGTTGTCGCACAGGTGTGTCTTGTTGTATGGAAGGTGTAGCGAGTGTCTCCATTTAAAACGGCTCTCCTCATGTGCTTCCACCCACGATAAAACAGCTTACTGTTCCAGTTCTTAGAGACATCAGTTCCTAGAGCACGAACTGCTCTTAGGGCTTTGTCATTAATTGGTACTGTGCGGCTGTCGCCATTCTTTGTCTCAGCTAGGTAAACTGAATAGCCGCCTGTTTCATCAAGTATTAATGTGCGTTCGTTTATACTCCTTATCTCACCAATACGCATTCCAGTTTGTATGCCAATGGTCAAATAATGTTCTAAACCACCAAATTCCGAACTATTCCGAAAGTAAGACGACATTAAGTCTATTTGAGACTTTGTAAAGTACAAAGGTCTTTGGTTGCCTTTGACCTTTCGGTACTTAAACTTGGGTACATGAGAAATATGCTCTTCAGATACTGCATGAGAGAAAACCTTAACTATCATTGCCCCATAGTGATTAATGGTATTATTAGACAGCCCTTGCTCCTGTAGGCTGTCAAAGAAGCGGTGGATGTGGCTAGGCTTAAATTCGCCGATGCCCCTTGTCTCATAATCAGAGAAAGAGGCAAATCGCTCGGCTTTTGTGATGCTTCGGGCTCGGTGGGCTTCCCCGTCCCAAATTAGCTTTGCGTCCATTTGGACTAACTCAAGAAAGGTCATTGTGAAATTCCTTTCGCCAAGTCTGTGCACTGCTGTAGTCTTTTAGATGACATTTTCTCACCCCTCTTCCAGCGAGTGATCAGCTTTGGTGACACACCTAAGACAGTTGCAAGGCTCTGCTCTTTTTTATATTTACCTAAAAGAAGCCCAAGCAGAAATGCGTGCTGGTCAGTTATGATTTCTGTAGGTCTCTCAATTTCAACAACACCTTCAATACTGTGTACCCCGTAAACTTCTAAGAAATGCCACAAGTCTTCATTCTTTAGGTTCATAATGTCTTTAATTGGAGAGGTTTCCCCTAACGCCTTGAAGTTATAAAAGTAGACTGTGATTTCATCATCACTCTTAACTTCAAGAACTTTAGCGGCATCATATCCAAAGATATTATGGATACGCCCTGACTTGTTTTGTATATAGTTTGCTCCCTTAAACATTTGCTTTTCCCTTCTGTTGCTGGTGTAAGTTTATAAGTGCTCTGTGGTGTCCCCTTTGGAACTCACTGTCCGCTGGGTCTTGCTCGTAAAGCATTAGCGCACTTTCAATACAGTAGATGTCGCCTGACGCTACTGCTTCCCTTGCTGACTGCATTCCTAACGCATAATCAGCATTCAATTGAATTACTTCACCCATTTGCTTTCCTTCCATAATGCTCACGAACTGCCATTTCTATTGCTCCAGCTTTGGCTTGCTCTAGTTCCTTTGCTGTTAATTTGTCAGCCATTGCTTGCGCTAGGCTAGATGCCGCTGAACTTTTTTCTACAGTGCTTGCTGTTAGACTTCTGAACAAAGCTACTTGTAGTGCTTCAACTGCTGTTTCTGCTGTGTAATCAATAATCATTGTAATAGACCTCCTGAAATACTGACGTTTTACCGCCTGTGATTTGTTCATAAAGTTTTGCGTGATGTTCAGCTGTTTCCCTGTCGTTGTAGGTGCGAAGGTCAACGCTGTACTTCTCGTCCTCAAGCAAGATGCGGTATCTGGTGAGTTCTTCAGTCATGACCAGCTCGCCTCCGTTTTAAATGCGTTCTCCATGTCCCAGAATGCTTGATTAAGTTTCGCAATGTCAGTCAGGTATAAGTCTTGCACCTCATTGATCATGTTAGTGACTGACTGAAGTGTCTCCCGTGTGTCAGCTATTGCTTTTAATTGCTTTGGGGTAAGTCCATCCATTGCCTTTTTGTTGGCTTTGTATTCTGCCAAAAGTTCAATCTGGTACTCAGTCAATTTAGTTTTCTTAGCCATTTCTTTTGTTCCTTCTTTAGTTCCATGCGTGATTGCATGAGCAAACCCAACGCCTAGACGCTGGGCTAACTGATGCAATCAACTGGTGCTTCCCATCTTCATCAACCCAAGTATGGTCAGAGAAATATTGATTTGCTCTAGTAGCTCATCTTTCTTCTTTCCGCTTTGGTGGAAGCTAAGTTTGCTGTCCTTGATGTAATCATAAGAGGCTTGCAATGAAGCCTGACAGTCTGCCAGTGCTCCATTAACTATTTCAACCCTTGTCGCTGTATGAATTGAAGTGCTCATTCGCTTTCTCCACTTTTCTTGGGTGTCAAAGTGTAATTGGCGGCAATAAAGTTCTGCATCATCATTGCGGCTGTAGCGACTGCTGGATCATTCGTAGCCTTGATCCAGTTGTTCAACTGTTCCATTGTCTCTGGAGTAGCGAAAAAGTTATTTGCTGTGATTTCCATTAGTTTGCTTCCCCATATGAATTGTTGATTTCAAACAGGTCGTCGCCGATCTTAGTGACGAACCCTGCTTCCAGTGCCTTCTCAAGTATTTGCTCCGCGTTCAGCTCAAAGTTGAAATTCGGTGCTTGTGATAGGAAAAGTGTTTTCTTCGTGTAAGTTTCTCTTGGTGTCATTGCTTTAGTTCCTTCAGTTGTTGTAGTGGCTAAGTCCACTGGATGACCCACGCCGTAGCATGGGTGCACCAGTAGGCTCAGTTGTATGCGTAGAAGGCAACGAAGGGCGTAACCATGATTGCACAAGCCAAGGCAAAGTCTGCCCAGAACTCAGGAGTTGATAAGCGGTTGACTAGGTGTCTCATGCTACTTCTCCCAACTCTTCAGCTACTGCTTCAAGGTGGTATTCCATTGAGCTGGCTATTTGGTTGGCTGTCCAATCAATGGCGAATGTCACTGCACCTGTGATATTGCTTATAGATAAACTCTCGCCAGTTGCGTCCTCATACTCTTCAAGGCAACCATTGATTGCCAACTGCCAATCATGGACTGCAAGTTTGTCGAATAGTTCGTAGTTGTAGCACAAACCGAAGCTACCACTCTCCCAAGACGCCGAGTATAAGCCTTCAATCATTTGCTCTGCTGTTTCGTAGTTGCCTAACTCACAAAAGGTCTCGGTCAAATACTGGGTGATAGGGTCAGGTTTATCTGATGTTACTAAGTCAATAACTTTAGTGATAATTGCTGTGTTTGTTTCATTTGTCATTCTAGTGTTTCCTTCTTTGGTTAAGAAGGTACTTGCTGTCTGACTGTATCCCTGACCCTTGTGTGGCGAGGGAAGCGACTGTTTCCGCCTTGTGTGCTTAGGGAGTTACAGTCCCCTGCCACACCTTGCGGCCTGTCGCCCACTATAGTCTTCGGGCAAATGCCTTCGGTATGCCTAAGGAATATCAAAAGATGTATCCCTCGTCAACTACATATAGTAACTAATGTACCCTTTAATTACTTGTGTCACCCTTTAGAACCCACAACATAACCAAAGCCGACAAAAGAGACCACAAAGCCAGACTATCTAGGCTTGTGATGGCCTTGGTAGAGCTACATCCTCCAGACTTCCCTTGGAGGCGTGATGCTCCCAAGGCCAAGACTACTAAAGACTTCCTTTGAACATCCTCTCCATGACAAACAATGCAAAGAACTAGAGCACTGAAGACAGCTATAGTAACCCTAGATTGATTGTCTTTCTTGTGATGTCCTGATGTTGACCAGGTACTTATCCTGATGTTGACCAGGGAAGGATGGTTTCTTCGGTGTCTCGGTTGGTTTCTTGTGATGTCTGCGGTTGGCTGTCGGTTTCTTTAGAACGTCCCAATGTCTGTTGAATAGTCGAAAATGTCAGCCAGATAAATATTGCAAATCAATGTCTAATGTCATCAGATAGTCTACTACGTTTACCCGTGTATACTCAGGGATACTTGATCCTTCACCCATGATTATGCAGTGATTACAACAGGTTAGCATTGATCGACCCTAGATTTTTATAGGTTCACAGGATTTTAGACCCCCCGTACCTTAATTTTAACATCAATTTCAAAAAGAAGGCTAAAGGTTGTTCTTGTTGTTGTTGTTGTTCGGCCTTTGAAACAAGAGCCATCCCCAGAAACACAAGTCAGGAACCCTAGATATGGCACTCGAAACAGGAACTTACGTCAACAGCCTCAACGCCTCAAACCCAGCCTCAACGGACGGCTTGGCGCAAGCTGATGACCACATCAGACTTCTAAAGTCTACCATCAAAGCTACGTTACCAAACGTCACTGGAGCAATCACAGCTACTCAAGCCGAGTTGAATCTTCTAGATGGCGTTACGGCTACTACAGCCGAACTAAACACCCTTGACGGAATTACGTCTACAGTAGCAGAACTTAATATACTTGATGGTGTCACCGCAACTGCGGCAGAGCTGAATATAACCGATGGCCTTACAGCCACCACAGCCGAACTGAACATAACTGATGGACTGACAGCGACAACCGCAGAGTTAAATCATGTGGATGGAGTCACTAGCGGCATACAGGCACAATTAGATGCCCTTACAGCGGCACTAGCAAACAGTGGTGCACCTACTGGTCTTGTGTCTTATTTTGCAAACACAAGTGCACCTACAGGCTACATAGAGTGTAATGGGGCGGCAGTTAGCCGTAGTACCTACTCGGCTTTGTTTGCGGCTATAGGTGTGACACACGGATCAGGTAACGGAACGTCTACATTCAATGTCCCTGACTTACGTGGTGAGTTCATACGTGGCTGGGACAACAGCAAAGGCGTAGACAACGGACGTACATTTGGTTCCTCACAGGCTGATGCCCTACAAGGACACGGGCACAAATTGGGTGGTCAAAGTAATGGTTCAGGTGGCGGTAATGGTACTTACGCTATGGGTTCTGAGAACCTTACCGACAGAGTTCAGGAGCCTGTAAGTTTATCTGGCTATGGTACTGTCCGCTATGCGTCAGAAACCCGTTCTCGAAACGTAGCCCTACTCCCTTGTATTAAAACGTAACAACTAAGGAAGCTATAGCCCATGACTAACCTCCCTATTCGTGGGCTTGGGTCTGTTGGTGTCATTACAGACATCGACCCATACAGCCTACCAATCAATGCCTACACTAGAGCCAAAAACGTAAGGTTCAACGAAGCAAAGGTAACCAGAGCACCCATTTACAGAAGTATCTCTGGAAACCTTACAGTTAGCCCTAAGTTCATCTATGGTGTCAGTGCTCTCTCTGGTTTTGATACAGTATTAGTGGTGGATGATACCTTCGACATCTTTGAGATGGCTAATGGTGTCCTATCACAGAAGTTCAACAGTTCACTATCTGCATCTGCTATTACACCCGTGACAGCTACAATACTTGCAGACGTACAGTATATTAATAGATCGACCACAGCACCAGTACATAGAGTTCCCAGCGCAACTAATTTTACTACATTGCCTAACTGGCCTTCTGGTACAACCGCGACAGCTATACGTTCCTATGGTGATTTCTTGTTAGCACTAGGCACTATAGAAAGTGGCACAGAGTTCCCTAACAGGGTTCGCTTTAGTGACCCAGTTCTAGCTAACCAAGTCCCAGATACATGGGATGCCTCAGACTTAACTAACAGTGCTGGCTTTAATGACCTTGTGCAAATGAAGACCCCCATAGTCGATGGGGCAACCCTTGGCTCTAACTTCCTTGTCTATTCACAAGACCAAGTGTGGATGATGGAGTTTGTTGGTGGTGCATTCATATTTAACTTTAGAAAACTTTTTGACGACTCTGGTGTAATCAATCAGAATTGCATCCAAGAAATTGAAGGCAAACACTATGTCTTTGACAGGGATGACATCTATGTCACCGATGGCAACACACGACAGTCTATATGTGATGGTCGAGTCCGAGACTACATCTTTAACGGCCTAGATAACTCTAAGACTGAACAGTGTTTTGTCTTACATAACTCAATGCTTGAAGAGGTATACTTCTGCTACCACAGTGGCGATGACATGGCTGAGTACGCAGATGGAGACAGCTGTAACCGAGCCGCTGTCTATAACTATAAAGAAGACATCTGGTCATTCTATGATTTGCCTAACGTAGTTGCTGGTGCAGAAGCTAACGTAAGCACAGCGTCAACCTACGCAGACGCTACGACTACCTATGAAACTGTAGGTGGCTCATATCATTCACAAGAAAGCCCATACCAAAGACACCCACTTGTTTTATCTAAAGCTGGGGGTGGGGTAGCTAACAGCAAGGTCTATGGTATCGACTTGATAGAGAAAGGCAGTCTATCGCAAGCTATAGACACGGCAGTATCTAAGCCATTCTTTGTAGAACGTGTTGGACTTGATCTTGATGAACAAGGAATACCACTGACAGGATACAAAGTAATATCCCATATTGTACCTCAAATCTCTACAGAAAGTTCTGATGGTACTTTTGGATTTACATTTGGAGCCGCAGACCTTCCTACACAGACCCCGAACTATGGTTTAGCACAGGGCTTTGATTGTCTAAGTAGTTATAAATTAGACACTAGAATATCTGGCAGATACCTATCTTACAAGTTGACTAGGGTTACAACAGACAAGGACTTCAACTTCACTGGTATGGATGTTGAGATCACTGTGACTGGTCGGAGGTAACTCATGGCTATTTCAGATAAAATTAATATGCTGGTGTCTACTTATGTTAGACGCCAAGCACCAACACTTACTCCAGATTTTCTTCCCAACTACTTACAGGAAGAACTGAGAGAAATAGAAGCGTCTATAA